AAGTATATGTTTACTGTAGATTATACTGACAGTGAAATTGCAGATGACCCTGCACAGCATAAACAATCACACGTTTTACAATTACTTGATGCAGGAATATGGACAGGGAATATTGTAGCATTACCCAATAACAGGGTTAGAGTAACTCACCCTGCGTGGTTTGGGACAGGGGAAGGTGCTCCTGATTTTAGACCATCTCAACATATACACTATTCAAAGTCCGATTTAGACTATACACTAGATGTGAATAGAGTGTTTGACAATTTGTATAACAAAGGAGGAAACGATGGGTAAAAAGCTTGTTGGGAAACAAAAAAAGTTAGATCGCAACAATAACAACAGAATTGACAGTGGAGATTTTGAAATCATGAACAAGACGAAAAAAATGAAGAACGGCGGTAAGGCTATGAAGCCCAAAGGTATGAAAATGGGTGGTAAGGCTATGAAGCCTAAAGGCATGAAGAACGGTGGCAAAATGATGAAACCCAAAGGTATGAAAATGGGTGGCAAAATGATGAAACCTAAAGGCATGAAAAAAGGCGGTAAAGTTATTAAAGGACCATATAGTTAATGGCAGTTTCAGGATCAATAGATTTTGAACCAGATGTAGCAGAGTACGTTGAAGAAGCGTTTGAACGCTGTGGTTTAATTGTATCTACAGGATATGATTTAAAAACAGCAAGACGTTCTTTAAATTTACTCTTTGCAGACTGGGCAAATCGGGGGCTAAATCGTTGGACTATTGAGCAGGTATCTTTACCTTTAGTTACAGATATTGCCGATTATCCTGCAGGAATTTTAACTATGACCGTAGGAGCTAGTGGCTCTTTTACGGTGGGCGAAACAATCACAGGCGGTACAAGTGGTGCGACTGCTTCTATAACGAGCGTTACATCATCTACTGTTATTGCTATAACCATACCTTCTGGAACTTTTGTTGCTACAGAAACAATCACAGGTGGCACAAGCAGTGCGACTACTACGGTTACGGCTGCTGTTGATTTTACTAATGTGAGAAGCACCATAGATATTTTGTCTGCTGTTGTAAGACAAAATGCAGGTGCTTCAACACAATCAGATATTGCCATAAGTAGAATAAGTCGTGATACTTTTATAAATATCCCGAGCAAACGAACAACTGCAAGACCTTCGCAATTTTACATAGACAGACAAATCACACCTGTTGTAAAACTGTGGGGAACTCCTGATGCAACAACATACACTCTTGTTTTTGACAGGCTTGTAAGAATTGACGATGCAGACAATCCACAAAATACAGTAGATGTGCCGTTTAGGTTTTATCCTTGTTTAGCAGCAGGGTTAGCTTATTATATCAGTTTGAAAAAAGCACCTAATCGGGTACAACTGTTAAAAGCTGTATATGAAGAAGAATTTGAGCGAGCTGCTGCGGAAGATCGTGACCGAGCTAGTTTAACATTAACCCCTAGTAGAGATTATTACACGTTTATAAGATGAAATTTGCAACTGGACAATACGCTTTAGCTTTATGTGACCGATGCGGTCAACAGTATGATTATGTTTCATTACGAAAAGAATGGAACGGTCTAAGAGTATGTCCTGAATGTTTTGAACAAAAACACCCTCAATTAGAACCAAGTCCTGTGCCGTTTGAGCCAGAAGCCTTACGAGATCCTCGTCCTGATAGAAAAGAACCTGCTGAAATACTTGTGGGTCAAAACACATTTCCTCTTTTTACCAATACGTCGATACAAGGAATTAGCTCTGTAGGGAAAGTAGAGGTTACAACATGAGTTTTACCTATTCAACTTTAAAGTCAGCTTTAAAAGATTATACTCAAAACGATGAAGTTTCTTTTGTATCTAATCTGCCAATGTTTATTAGGCTTGCAGAAGAGCGTATACTGAAATCAGTACAGTTAAATCTTTTTCAAAAAAATGTTTCGGGATCTATGACCGCAAGTAATAAATTTTTAAATTGTCCTACAGATTTTTTAGCTCCTAATTCAATATCACTTACCAACAATAGTAATTTTGAGTTTTTAGACTTTAAAGAGTTAGAGTTTGTACAATCTTATAACCCTAACCCTTCAACTACAGGAACTCCTAAATATTACGCACAGTTTGATGTAGACAATTTTATTATAGCTCCTACTCCTGATAGTAGTTACGCTGTTGAAATGAGTTATTTTTATCGTCCTCTTAGTTTAACAGCGAGTTCATTCACTTTGACTTTAACAAGTGTGGTAGGCACTTTTACAACAAGCGATACAATAACAGGAGGCACAAGTGGAGAGTCGACCGATGTCCTTTCCGTACCCTCTTCTACTTCACTTAGTGTTACAATTCCTAGTGGTGATTTTACTGTTGGTGAGACTATTACAGGAAGTTCTAGCGGAGCAACAGGCACATTATCTAGCATAGGATCTGACTCTACAGAGTCTTGGATTAGTGAAAATGGTGAACTTGCTCTACTTTACGGAGCATTAATTGAGTGTTATACTTATATGAAAGGTGATCAAGAAACCATGAATATGTATAACTCTCGTTATGCGGAATCTCTTGCAAGACTTAAAAACTTAGGCGAAGCTAAAGAAGTAACAGATGAATATTTATCAGGATCTATAAGAAAGGCTAGGACATAATGTTGACAGAAGCGTTAGGTATGTCTAATAACTTTTCTGTTACAGTTGAAACTACAGACAACAGGGGGTTTACTCCAGAGGAAACAGCCAAAAGATGTGTCGATAAAATAGTTGGCATATCTGACAATGCTCACCCTGCAATACGTGATCAAGCTCATGCTTATCGCAAACAAATGGAAACGATTATTGCGTTGTATATGAAACAAGCTATTAAAAGTGATAGAACTACTGTATACAATGCACTAAAAGATTCTGGAAACCCGAAACTTGCAGAATATATAAGGAGAATGTAATGGCTTTCACGGGAAATTTTCTGTGTACCTCTTTTAAAGTAGAGTTATTAAAAGGAGTGCATAACTTTACGGCGACAACAGGTAATACTTTTAATATCGCATTGTATGACAATAGTGCTTCGTTCACGGCAGCGACAACAGCGTATACTTCGAGCAATGAAATAAGTGGAACAAACTATTCAGCAAAGGGTCAGGCATTAGCCCCTGTAACTCCTGTAGCAAGTAGTACAACTGCACTTGTTGATTTTGCTGATGAGGTGTTTAGCAATGTAACCATCTCTGCAGTACGAGGAGCTTTGATATTTAACGAAACAGCAACAGGCGACCCTTCGGTAGCTGTGTTAGATTTTGGTGCAGATAAAGCAGCAAGCTCTGGCGATTTTACAATAGTGTTTCCTACAGCTGATGCGAGTAATGCTATAATTAGGATAGCCTAATGTCGACAGTTGTTGCTTTTCAAGGATGGAATAGTACTCTAACTTCGTGGAACGCAGGAACATGGAATACTAATGTTGCTTACTCTGTCACAGCAACAGGTAGCGTTGGCTCTGTAACAACTAATAATCCTGTCGCTGTTACTGGTGTTGCAGGAACATCTGCAGTAGGTAATACGTTTGAAACAAATGTAGGGGTGAATGCAACAGGTAGCGTTGGCTCTACTACAGTTACAGGTTTAGCGAATATATCTGTTACTGGTGTTGCAGGAACATCTGCTTTAGGTAGTATATTTGAAACACAGATGGGTGTTGCAGGTACTACTGCGGTAGGCAATACATTTGAGACAAATGTTGGAATAGGTGCTACTGCTTCGGTTAACAGTGCTACAACAGAAACATCAGGAACTGCGAATATTGAGGTAACAGGGTTTAGTGCTACGGCATCTGTTGCTTCTGTAGGTGAGTTTCCAATAGTATGGGGTCAAGTTTTACCTAGTCAGACTCCGAATTTTAGTGCAATATCACCAAGTCAGACCCCTTCTTGGATAGAAATAGCAGCATAAGGAGATAAAATATGGCAAGTGTATATACAAATGATCTACGATTAGAAGAAATTGGGTCAGGCGAACAATCAGGAACGTGGGGAGATACAACCAACACGAACCTCGAATTAATTGCAGAAGGCTTTAGTTTTGGCACAGAGGCTATAACGACTAATGCAGATACACATACTTCTACCGTTGCAGATGGGGCTACAGACCCTGCTCGCTCTATGTATATTAAATATACAGGCACACTAGATTCTACTTGTACGATTACAATAGCTCCAAATACTTTATCTAGAATGCACTTTATTGAAAACGGTACAAGTGGTTCTCAAGACATTATTATAAGCCAAGGTTCTGGTGCAAATGTAACGATTCCTGCTGGAGACACTAAAGCTTTATTTAGATGGTGCAGGAAGTGGTGCTGCTGTTACTGACGCCTTTGCCTCTTTGTCTGTTGTTGACCTCAAGGTTCAAGACGATTTAACTTTTTCATCTGACAGTGCAGTTATTAGTTTTGGGGTAGACGCTGACACTACTTTGACACACACTGACGGCTCGGGCTTAACATTAAACAGCACAAATAAACTTATGTTTAACGATGCTAGTCAGTTTATCCAAGGCTCTAGTGCAACAGTATTGTCTATTGCTGCAACGGATGAGATTGATCTTACTGCTACAGCTATTGATTTAAATGGTACTTTGGATGTCTCAGGCACTGCCCTAGTAACAGGCGTCCTGACCACCACGGCTGCGACTGTGTTTAACGGTGGGTTTGCTAGTAATGCAGCTTCTACGATTACAACTGCTGATAATGCAGCACAACTAACTCTTATCTCTACTGATGCTGATGCAAATGCTGGACCTAAATTAAAACTTCGTAGAAATTCAGCTTCACCCGCAGATGATGATTTAATAGGTGCTATAGATTGGACTAGTGAAAATTCTGACGGAGATGAGCATGATTTTCTTAATCTTACAGCTAGAATGCGAGATGTTACAGCAGGGAGTGAAGATGTAGCGTATGCTTGGACAGCTTATATAAATGGAACAGGCAGAGAAATACAGTCATTTGTAAATACTGATGCTAGTGCCGCTTCAATGGTATTTAACGAAGGCTCTCAAGACATAGACTTCCGTGTTGAGTCAAATGGCAAT